TGAGGCTGTGGATGCTCAGCTTGGAGCTGACAATCCCAACAACAGCCCCATCATATAGAGGCTGTCAGCTGAGGTAAAAGGATCCTCAGCACACAGCCATCATTCCCCGCTCCTTCGGAGCGGGGCAAAGGCTCACATAAGGGAGCAAAGGAATACAAGGAATACAAGGAATCGAAGAACATGAAAGAAGATATGCGACCACAGCGACAACAACTCTCCCCCCAATTGCCCCTCATACAGAATCCTCTCCGCCGATTTTCAAATGGCAGTCCGAGTTCTGTGAGTCTATTACACCCCTCACGCACCTCTTTTCATTACTGCCATCGAAACGCCAAAGGAGCGGTTATCTGATGTGCATGTATCGAGAATCTCATGAGTATTGTTACAATTGCCCGAATAGGGTGGAGTGTGAAGAACATGACCAAAGAGGAAATGACCAAACAAGATATCATGGCCACAGCAAAAGCCATGAATGAGATAAAAGACAAAATGGACTATGGAGAATGGAGCCAGGTAATTCACAGGCTTAAGGTTGTGATTGCGGAAGCAAAAATCACAATAGACGTGCAAAAGAGTTTCCTGGCAGCTGCTTACAAAGAGAGAGACAAACATCCGAAGCCAGGAGAAAAGGAATTGAGGAATTTGGCCGGATGAGCCATTATGGCCGAACTGTTGAGCAGAGAGCAATAGCCAGGGAAATCTGGCGATTGAGAGGAAACCAAAAAAGATTCAGAGACAGATGGCTCCTCCTGGATATCCAGATTGGGGCACTGGAGCAAAAGCTAACAATTCCCATCAAATTCAAGAGAAAACCCAAATGAAAGCCCCAAAAAAGCCCCCTGTATTGAAATGGGCTGAGGTGATTGCGATAGGAGCCCACTGTGAGCTCATAGACAGCGAATACCAACCTGACAGATGGCAGAGTAAGGTATTAACACATCAAGGCTCTATGGCACTCAGAACTGGCCGACAGGTTGGCAAATCTGTGACTGTTGGAAAGAAATGCTCCAGAGTGGCTCTGGAACATTCAAACATCACTATTCTCATGATTGCAGCTGCTCAGAGGCAATCCTCCGAGATATTCCAAAAAACACTGCGGAACCTCTATAAAGTTCATATAGCCATGCTCAAAGCTGTTGGGGGTTACAAAATTAACCCCAGGCTCAGCCCCCGCATGAATGACGAGAAAAGGCGCGCCTTTGAGCAGGAATACGGCCTTTTCAATGGAACCATCACAAAAACAGAGTGTAATCTGAATAATGGAACCAGAATCCTATCTCTGCCAACTGGCAAAACAGGAGCGTTTATCCGCTGCTATACTGTGGATGTGCTGATTGCCGATGAAGCTGCATATATAGCTGAGCCCGTTTGGTTGGCAATCCGGCCTATGTTGGCAACCTCCCTCAAGATGCGAGGGCTCGGATGGGAAATCCTCTTGAGCACACCTTTCGGCAAAGGGGGATATTATTACAACGCATGCCACAATTCTGATTATCTCCAAATTCATGTCACATCCGAGAGCTGCTCCAGGATAGCCACAGAATTTCTCAGGAAAGAGAGACTCAGGCTATCAAAGATGGAGTATGCTCAGGAATATCTTGGAAACTTTGTTGCAGAGTTCAATCAGTTCTTCCCAACAGAGCTCATTAAACGCAGGATGGATTTCATTGATTGGGATTTCTCCAGGCATTATGATAAGACCAGGAGATATTATCTCGGGGTTGATGTGGCCAGATATGGGGCGGATGAGTCGGCTTTTGTGATCTCAGAATTGGATGCCCGGAATACCTTGAGGATTGTGAAGTGCCTCACAACTGAGAACAAAAGCCTTACTGACACAGTGGGGAGAGCTGTCAAGCTGCATAGGAGCTATGGATTCCGTAAGATTTTCACTGATGACACAGGGCTCGGAGGAGGGGTCACAGATATGTTAAAGGCACAACTCGGAAAGAGTCGGGTTGTCGGACTCAACAACGCTCAGAAGCAAATTTCGGATACCAGGAAAAAGGGGATCCTCAAAGAGGACTTATACTCAAATGCTCTGGCCATGATGGAGAAAGACACCCCAGTTTTGATTCACATTGTCTCAGATTTGAAACTGCAGCGAAGCCTCAAAAGCATGACATTCGAATACACCCAAGATGCAAATCTTCGCATTTATGGGGCTTATTCACATCTTGCAGAGGCTTTTGTTCGGGCTTGTTGGTGTGTAAAAAGCAAAGGTTTAAAACTATTTGTTGCCTGAAAGAGCTCATGGCTGCATACACAAATACAACAATGGTCGCTGATGATGCTGATTTGGTGGGCTTTGTTGGAGCCAATGTTGCAGCAGGTTGGACTGTTGCGATGGCGGATGATGTTGGAGTTCAGGCAGAGGCCTTTATCTGTAATCTAATCAGATACGATGCAGTCACTAATTGGGCACTAATCGGAGCCATTGAAAAATTAATGATGACTGAGCTTGTGCTCAGAACGATTGCAGTTGCAGCTATTTCTTATGACATGGCAGCCTACACTTCAAGAATCGAAGCGGAGAACATGGTTAATCTCCATCTTTACAGAATAAATGAAATCACAAAGCTTCTCAGCGACCAAAAGGTGCTGACACACATCCAGGCGGGAACCCCATAATGACATTACACATTCCAGGTCAAAAGCAGAGAAAGGGAATCTTTCATCACTCTCAGAAGTTTGAAGCCGGGCTCGGCAACATCAGGCCAGGCCAGGCCACAATCGTTGTTGCTCTTGATGGCTCTGGTGACGCAGATTCTATCCAGGAAGGAATAAACATGCTGGCTCCGGCTGGAGGAGTTGTGTATATCAAAGAGGGAGTGTATATAATCAAAAAAACAATCACAATCGACACCAACAATATTGAACTCTGTGGAGCAGGAAAAGCAACTCAGATAAATATATCAGCCAACAATGTTGAGCTGTTCTTCAATACCTGCAATTATGTTGTTCTCAGGAATTTGTATGTTGTCATGTCAGCAGGGAATGGAGATTGTGTTCACTTTGATGGTGGAGATGATGTCACAGTTGATGGAGTTATCATTGAGGATTCAGCTCAGCATGGAATCTATTTAGTACAACCCAAACGCTGCAAGATTATAAATTCCACTGTGATTGATTCAGCTGACACAGGGATATATTTTGAGGATGGTGAGGGAGCGATTGTTGCAAACTGCCATATCGAGGATAATGTCTCAGGAATCAAAGGCTCAGCACTCAAAGAATCTGTTATTGTTGGAAATCACATTGACAATTCTACTGGAGATGGAATCATACTACTTGGAGCAGGAAGTGATGGAAACCAAATCAATGCAAATGTGTTTCTCAACATGGGTGGAGACGCAGTTGATATTGACAATGTTGGAGCCTCAAAAAACTCAATAGTTGGGAACATGATGGTTGGCTTTGCAATTACAGATAATGGAGCCAACACAATAGACGCTGACAACCAAAAATAAAATGGCAGGAACAAGAATAGATGGAGCGGACACAACCGATTTCAGCAGTAAAGACTATGATGACACTGCAGCAGCTCAGAGCAGAATAATCTATCCGAGCTCTTACAAGGTTCAACTCGCAACAAGCACAACACAAGAAGAATATCAAAACACCCGATGGAGTGAGCAGCTTGGGGCATATCTCCAGGTGTCAGAACTTGCGGGGATGGTTGACAGGAAAGCTCAGTTCGTAGTTGGTAAAGGTTACAAAGTTAAGGGAAAAATATTCTCATCAAACAAGAGTCTCGACCACATCAAAGGAAATGGCCTGGACTCATTCAACACAATCATGTATAACGCAGTGAGAACTTACACACTCGGCGGAGACTTCTTTGCAGAAACCATCCAGAACAAAAGAGGAGAGCTGCGGAACCTCAAGCCCCTCAATCCGGGAACAATTAAAATCCTCGCAAACAAGCGAGGTTTCATAACACAATATAGAGTATATCCGCAGGGCTCAATTACAGGAGAAAAGCAGAAGTATGAGAAATTTGACCCTGATGAAATATTCCACTTGTCATATAATAGAATCGCCGACCAAATACATGGTCAGGGTGTTGTTGATAAAATAATGCCAATCATTGAAATGCGGAGAGAAGCCATGAATGATTTACGGGTTGTTTTCCACAGATATGTTAAACCGCTCTGGATATTCTCAGTTGATACTGATGACACAACAGAAGTTGCAGCCTTTAAGGCAAAGGTTGACAACACAATTGAGAAAGCAGAAAATCTTGTTGTTCCTAAAGATACGGTCGATAAAATTGAGAGAATCTCAATCCCCCAATTTTCAACATTAGACCCGCTGCCCTGGTTAGAACTTCTGCAGCGGGAATTTTTAAAAGCAGAGGGAGTTCCCGCTGTCATCATGGGTATATCAGGCCAGGCCTCAGAGGCAGAGAGCAAAATTCTTTATTTAGCCTGGCAGCAGGTCATTGAGTTCAATCAAAGATTTCTCCAGGAGCAAATCAAAGCACAGCTCAACCTCGATGTTGAGTTTGAATTTCCTGCGAGTATTGCACCCGAGCTGTTGAAAGACACTCAGAAAGATTCAGGACAGAATAAATTTGGCACTAAGCCGGGGGCTGATTCAAAATGAATAAAGAACAGAGAGATGAAATAATAATGCACCTGGTTAATGCAGGGATTGCAGGAGGTCTTGTATTTTTAGGCACATTCAGCACTGGCCATATAACATGGAGCTCAGTTGGACTCGCTTTCGCAGCTGCCGGAGTGGTTGCACTGACTAAATTTCAAACATATTGGCAGGGATTGCTCGGGTTCAAAGGCAAAGGCGGATCCTCGCAACTATTCACATTCATATAGAGGTGATGGAGATTGGGAGAAGAACAAGACGATACAGAAGAACAAGACAAGAAAGATGAGACTGGAGATTCAGATGAAGTTGATTCAAAAAAAGGGAAAGCAGCTGACTCCGGAGCAGATAATTCACAATCTGATTCTGCTGAAAAAGAAGATAAAGACTCAGAAACCCCCGACCCCTTAATTGAGGCAAAGGAGCTCGTTGAGTCTTTGAAAAAGCAGAATAAAATTCTCCAGGAGAATGTCAAGAAAGCTCAGCAGCTCACAACTGAGAACATCATGTCAGGCCGGGCGCCTGCCGGAGCAAAGGAACCAACTCAAGAGGATAAGGTTGTTGATGAAGCAAAAAGAATCATGAAAGGTTCTGGTTATGAAGATTTTATCGGGGCAAAATGATTGTTGACATTGACCCGCTCAACCTGACAATCATTGAAAAGAAATGCAAGATATGTGGGAACATGCGGAAGTTTTGCACAGGCACTCCTCGAGATAAAGAGAGTATTTGCGGAAACTGTTGGGATTGGGAGAATGACCCCCGTTATATCAAGCTCACAAAAGAGGAAGCGGCAAAATTGCAGAAACTATTGAGTGCCTGAAGTGCGGGAAATGCTGCAACACATTCGAGCTCAATCTGGAAGGGAGGGGAGAGAGCGTTGCTGATGCTCGAGCTTGCATTATTGCTAATTTTAAAGTTGCGGGGATTGAAGTCAAGAATCCTAAGATTTCTTTTCGGTTGAAAGGCAGATGTATTCACCTGACAAAAGACAATCTCTGTGCAATCTATGACAAGCGACCAAAGAGATGTCGGGAATTTGACTGTCAAGTGCAGCCTATTTCACCCAAACAGGCCAAAAGAATCTCTAATTCTATATAAAGCAGCGTCTATTATTTAGTCTCGCTTAAAAGAACCCGCTCACAATCTTCAAATTAATTGTTCCCTCTATGAGAGGTCGGCTATGGCCTAACAATTAATAAATCAGATTGCTATGTGGGTTCCGCTCGGATTCTCATTCCCTTCTCTCGACAACAACCGCCATTTGAATACTGCCAAATGGCGGAGGTCGAAGATTAATGGAACTAACAGTAGAACAAAGACAAAACATCAATGCGTGGTGGATGAGCTTAATTAGAGCTGAGCAGCAGAAAATAATTATTGATGCATACCTGAAAAAAATTGGGTGGACAGAATGAAGTACAAATACCCTTCACATTACAGCAAATGGTGGCGTGAGAAAAGCGAGAAAGCCTATCAAGCTTTCCTGGAGTCAACATGACTCCACTCCAGGCATTAATCGGAGCGGTGATGATTGGGTTTAACTTCTATCTGTGGTTGGCATGGTTGGCATGGGTGGGAAAATGAGAAAAGCAGAGAAAGTTGAAATTGTTGTGTCCGAAGGGCACAACTTTTCTGACGGAGCAGCGTTCACATCAGTTGATTATGATTGTTATCGCTATGGTGGAGCGTCACCATGCAGAACAACAAAGGAGATATCCAAAGCCATCCGCCATGCAAGAGAAACAATCTTGCGGGCTGGAGATATCCCAATACTTGTGGATAAAAGGCAGGCGGCAACTCTCTCGGCCTGGGGGTGAGGAATGAGTGAGGACTTAATGGATTTTATAGACAACATTGAGCTGCATACGGATGGAAGAATCCATCCCTGGGAGCTCAGCTAATTCTTTTTTTTTGTTGGGAATGACAAAGATTTAAAAACATAGAGCCCCAAAAGGGCTCTTATGGGAAATGAAGCTGTGATTATCGAACTTCTCGGGGATGCTGGAAACCCCATCAGGTTCACTTGTGATAATGCAAATCCCATTCCCAAAGGCACACTTCTTGAATTGACTGACCCTCGCACTGTGACAGTTACAGCAGCCGACGATGATCCCTTCGGGGGAATTGCTGCTTCTGAGAAAGTTGCGAGTGATGGCTCGACAACAATCGCAGCATATCAATGCGGGATATTTGATTTGAAAGATTCTGGAGCAGGGTTTGCTGCCGGAGATAGAGTCAATGTTGGTGGAGCCAACCTTGTCATAATCTCTGTGGCTGACGCTGATAATTTATTGCAGTGCGTTGGAATCGCACTGGAAACAGCAGGGGCAGGAGATGTTGTTGCTGTTCTGATAGGGAGTGGTTTATAATGGCAGCTGAAGCAGAAATTGTTGAATTACTTGGAAAGGTTCCTGGAAGGCCTTTCAGAGTTACTGTCTCTAATGTGGTAGCGGTTCCAAAAGGCTCACTCATGAAAGCTGGAAATTTAAGAACTGCGACAATCACAAATGGGGATGACAAATTTATTGGGATTGCTGCAGCTGAGAAAGTCAAAGATGATGGCTCACTCTCACTCGCACTTTATACTCATGGAATTTTTAATTTAACAAATGGAGCAGCTGCAACTTTTGCGGCTGGAGATAGAGTTGATGTCAATGGTGTCAATCTTGTTTCAGTTTCTGATGCAGCTGGAGTTTTAAAGGCTGGAGTTGGAATTGCTTTGGAAGATTGTGCAAAAAGTGAAAAGGCAGTGATTCTTGTCGGAAGTGGTTTATAATGGCAAATGAAGTTGCTGCAATAATTGAATTAATTGAAGGCGGAGTTCCAATCAGAATGACAGTTGACGATGGAACCGCAGTTCCAAAAGGCACGCTCATGGAAGTTACTGATGATAGAATTGCTGTCGCAACAGCAGCAGATAATGATGAATTTATCGGGATTGCTGCTTCTGAAAAAGTCAAGAGCGATGGCAAGACCACACTCGATTTATGGACTAAAGGTATTTTTGATTTACGAAGCACTGGAGCAACAGCTGTTGGAGAGAGAGTCTCCATCAAAGATGAAAATGAAATCGCAAAGGTTGCCGCTGCTGATATATTATTCTCCAATGTTGGAATCGCACTCGAGACATGTGTGGGCGCAGAAATAATCGCTGTGTATGTTGGGGGAATAAACTAAGGGGTTGATGAAATTATGGCTGATACAACAGGAGAAGCAGATTTAAGGGCTCAAGCTTATGATAGAATTGTGCAGGATGTGGCACTTCAAGCTTTCAAAGTTAAACCACTGGTGAGGGTATCACCAAGCAGCTCATGGGCTGAATCATATTACGCAGAGGGCTCAACAGAGCTCACTGGCGGAACAGGCTCAGCAGTGAAAGGCATTCCAAGACTGGCGAACTTCCCATATGGGGAACCTAACTGGGAGTTAAACACATCCAGGCATGATAAATACGGAATGGAAGGGGTCATCTCATGGGAAGATTCCAAGACAAATAATGTTGATGTTGTGCAGAGGACTCTGTTAAGAGTTGCTCGGGCTGTCGCAAATGCAGTTGATAAACAAATCTATGGTGCTCTTTTGGCAGCAGTTGGAAACTCACAGGCAACAGAGGCAGAATGGAATAATGCTGTTGTTGCTTCAAGAAATCCTGTTCAGGATATCTTAAATGCTATCAGTGATGTCACAGTTGACAACATTGATTTGCTTGATGGTCAGGGAGTATTGCTGATAAATCCGGTTGATTATGCTTTGCTGATTGGAAATTCAGCTATAAGGAATGTCGGCCAATTCTGGACTGACAAAGTTACCAAGAATGGATTTGTTGGGAGAATCTGCGGTCTTGATGTCATTGTTTCAAATGTTGTGACAACTGATGTTGGCACTCTTGTTTTAAGAAGAAAAGATTGTGCTGTTTGGAAACAGGCAGCTCCACTACAAACGGTCACTATAGTTGACCCTGGAATAAAAACAACTGTGAGAGCATGGGAAGTTGGAGTATTGCAGGTTACACTTCCAAACGCAGTATGCTCAATCACAAACACCACATTATAAAAATGTCAAAAGCTGGAAGAATTAAACTCGGAAAGGAATGGAAACACAAGCTCCTGGAGAATCAGAAAGGAGCCAGATGGGTAATTCCAAAACAGGTCAAGCTCGACCATCCTTATATACTTGAAGCTGATGCTGAGGGCAAACAGGATCCTCAGCCTAAATCAGTTGATAAACAAACAATGAAAAAGGGCGAAAAATTACGGGTGAAGATATAATGGGACAAGGAAACATCACACTCCTGGGCCCTTACACCACACCCGCCGCATTAAGGGCGGGAATGGAAGGCGGAGCTGCCAGCCCAAATGATGTTTATTATATAGTTAATGGAGCTGGAAATCAACAGTATTGGGCCATAATGGTCGAAGGTGCACCATAATGGCGCCGGGAGATATCACAATCGCAGGGCCTTATACAACGCCCGCACTCTTGAGGGCAGGAATGGAAAGCGGACAAACCCAAGCAAGTGATAAATTCAATGTTGTTCATGGGGTTGGAAATCAACAGTATTGGGCAATAATTACAGAGGGGGCTCCATGATGGGAATCGAACAATTTGACGCAATACAAGGAAAACAAATTAATGTTAATACTGGGAGCGGGATTGGAGAGCTTGAGCCGAGCGGAATGGTTTATTCTAATTTTGCTTCAACAGCAAACGTCTCAACAGGAGAGACAGATTTAGGCTCATATATAATTGCAGCCAACTCTATGCCTGCTTCTTCTGGTAAGGCTGTGAGAGTCATGGCTTGGGGGAAGATGGCAGCTAATGGAAACAACAAAACAATCACCATAAAGTTCGGGGCAAAGGTTGTCGCAACTCATGCTCTCGCTGCAACCAATGACAAAGACTGGGTTTTGAAAGCAACAATTATTCAGGGCACAACTGGAGCTCAAACATCGCTCGGAGAATTGAAGCTGGAAGGAGCTTCTCAGGATTTACAACTCATTGATACTCCGGCAGAGACAGAAACAGGAGCAATAGTTGTCGCATGTTATGGAACATCTGGCACAGCTTCGGCTGATATCTTGTTAAAAGGCATGACAGTCGAATTTCTAAACTGAGGAGTCTCTAAACTAAGTTCTAACGAGTTATTTATAAATGCAGATATCACTTTTTGTGTAAAGTAAATGAGGTATCAGTTCTGTTGTTGTTGTTAGTGTTTTTGTCAAACATTATTACATTATTGATACTTACACTTTTCTTTTTCTATCTCTGTTACACTTTAGTTTTCAGAAGATTTATATAGTTCATGGCCAACTCTAAAGCTGAGGTGATGAAATTGGCATACTTCAATCAAAGAACAGCCATCAGAGTTAGCTCTGAACTAAAAGACAGGATTGACAAGCTGCTCAGCTTATATCCAGTTAAGTATGAATCTATGAGCCAGGTAATCAGAGCAGCTGTAATAAGGCTCTACAATCAGGAGGTCGATTTGAATGGGAACAAAAAAGCAGAAGATATCGGATTTGAATATCTCTGATGATAAGAAAGCTATGCTCAGCTTCATGGCTCAGCCAAGAACAATTCCGGAGGTTGCAGCAAAGTTTGATATCAGTTACAGCCACACATACCAGCTCTTGGCGATCTGGACAGCAAAGAAATGGCTGTCCAGGCACAAGTCAATGTCAGGCAATAAAACACGCTACAATCTCAATGAGGGGGTGTTGAGATTATGAGCAGGTTACAGGGCGAAGCTCCGAGAAGGCCATCGAGAGAGAGGAAAAGATATCATGCAGATAAGGCTGCAGCAAAGAACAGGACTAAACAAGCATGGAAGGAAATAAAAAACAAAGGAGATGATGAAACATGAAAATTGAAGTAACAGCAAATAAAGAAGTAGAACCGGGAATCCACAAGGGAGTGATTAGTGATGTGACGTATAGGGTAGAACCATACGAATATACAGATGTCCACATTGAGATGAGTCCTGGAGTTGTTGTCAAAGCAGGATATCCTACAAACATCAATCCAGTGAGCAATCTTGGAAGGCTGCTCATTAGATTTGGGGCCAAGCTCGTTGTTGGCCAGGAGCTCGACCCTAACCAGATATTGGTTGGAAAGAAATGCGTGCTCCAAACAACCAATGAGGAAAAGGGTGGAATCACATATTGCAAGGTGCTCGCTCCCTCAGTGTGTCCTGAATGATAGGGATAGATATGATTGAGAATGACTGTTGACAGATTGAAGCGGGTAATCTGGAGATTACAGGAACTCCAGAAGCCTCGCCTCACTATGAAAGAAGTCAGGAGAGCTCTCATGTTTGAATGTGGCACCGATGAGAGAACTATTGAAAGGAACATGCAAAAGCTCCTCGAGCTCGGCTTCCTTAAAAGGCTGCATGGATATGTATTCAAGATTGGAGAGGATGAAGTATGAAAGAACTAATCAGAGCATGGCTCATAAAGAGACTTGCAGGAGAGTGCCAGGTAATCATCAATGCAACCCTGCACCTGAGCCAACCACTCAGCACCAGGAGAGTTAGAATACACAGTAACATCAAGGTAGCCAATATTTATGGAGCAACCTTTGCCAAGAAGGTGCTAAAGTGAAGATAACCACTGAATCCGAACTCCTTGACAGCATAAGGCTGACAAAGACAACAAGAGGGTATTCATGGGAAATCAAGAGATACTACAACTGGGGAGCTGGTTGGAGTAACACCATAGCCTCTCTAAAGGAGATAAATGAGGAGATGATGAAAACCTTTAAGCAAGATGACACACAAGATTGAGGCTGGCCTTCCACTCCGGCTCCACTCATGCAGGCCGAAAAGGCCATCTTCGCTACGCTACGCCTCAGGACAGCATATGCGGGTATCTTGGAGATACCCTTATTACTCGCTCGCCGAAAAGGCTCGCTCGTATATCGAGGCCTCGATAAGGTGTCTCGACCCCCTCACCCCCCGAGATACATATGAGAGGGGGTAAATTGAGAACAGGGAACCCCGCCCTATTCTCAATATATACCCTCGCAGATTAGGGAACCCCGCCCTAATCTGCTCAACACATTGCCGCCTTGCGAGGCGGCAAAAGACCCAAA